TCCTCTTCCTCTTTCTTCATTTTTAAAATCTGATCATGTCTTTTCATGAAAGCTTCATGATTAGGGCCAGCCATGTAAAGAGTTTTGCCTTTTTCATCAGTATGGGTATGAATGCCTTTCAGTCCCATTTTAGCAGCGTCCTTTTCTGCGTCCTCTTTTTTGTCAAAATAGTGATCTTGAGGATTTGGAGACCCATAACTAGAATATTTCATTCCAGATTTGGCCTTTTCTTTCTTTTTGTCTTTGTCCCCGTAATGTTTAGCCTCGTTGCTCTTGTAACCAGCTGATGTGAACATCAGGAACTCTTGGTCACCTTCTCCAGCAGATGCGTGAGCCTCTTCTCTAGCTTTGCTAAATTGGCTCATGCATACAGCTACTCTTTGTTTGCTATCTTTAAACTCACCTTTCTGACTCAAATCGAGCATACAGCGAGACATAAAGTCTTTTCTTTGTTCTTTTTCTTTAGGACTTGGTAAAGGCATACTATTTACTACACTTTTTCTACGCCAGTGACAGGATTTGTGATAGTTTTTGTTAAAAAAGTTTTATATTTATCAAAAAACTTAAATCTAGAAAATTGATCAAAATATTGACCAAATAACGCCACTATTTTACATATTTTAAGAGGTCTAGATGAATCAAACATATAGATTTCTACTAGATAATCTCTTAAGATTGATGCTAAAACTATTAATATGTTTACTTTTTCACACAATTTATACTCGTCAGCGTCATACTCAAAACCAGAACTTTTGCAATACATTTTGGCGAATTTAAGCTTCACATTCTTATCCAATCCAAAGTCTAGTAAAAGTTGAGAATAATCTAAGAAGTAATGCCCTTTAAAAGACCTATCCAAGTTAACAAACTTGAAGTAGCCATCTCTAAATATTATATTTTGTAAGAGCAACGAACCGTGGCAAAAATAATCTCTATCCAAGACTGATGTATCGTATATATTAGTCAATTCGCTGCTCAAATCCTGTATAAACTCATCAATTTTATTTAAATCAAGATTTACCTTAATAGCCTCAATAGCATCATCATAAAAAAATTCTCTTACATTAAGAGATGATAATACATTATCAATATTGTCCCTAATAGATTTGGATGGTGCTGGATTATCAACTAGTTTTTTTAGCGAGTAATTTAAAGATTCTATGTTTTCACCTACAAAATACCGACCGAAATCATCCACTCCATAACCGTTCTCATAAGACTGTATTAAGTAACTAATTGGCTCACCAATAATTATTCGACCACTATGAATCAAAGAGGGTGTGACTTTATTGCTAACTAATTGTAAAGCTTCAGCTTCTCTTTCTAAAATTTCTGATTTATCAACAAATGACAATTTTATTAAGTAAATCTTGTCTTTAGAAAAGACTTTATAAACGTCGAAATCAATAAAACTGTCAACTAATTCTACCTTATCTACATTAAGTGCTTGAGGCAAGGTAGAGAATACACTATCAATAATACTTCTATCTGCTTGTATGTCATTTTCTTTAGACTGGAAAATGAATGCTCTGTCAGTAAATAGTTTAGCCTGATCCACATCTATTATGGATCAGGCCAACTAAATTTCTAAGAGATTATATTTCTTAGAATGTTTTGCCAATAGCAGAACCCCGGAAGTAAACTCCCGACAAACTTTTCTTGGCAAGTTTGCGAGTTGTCGAAGCATTACGATCATATACAGTGACATAAGATGGGCTTTCATCAATGTATTGAGCGTTCATCGCTTCACCTCGCTTGGTGTAGAGACCAAAGAAGCGACCTTTAGTGCTTCTCATAGTTCTAACAATGTTTTGTTGAGTTCTAGTCATGATGACGGATTTTAATTCAAAACTATGTTATTGTCAACAACTTTAGCAGATATTTTTAACTTTTTAGAATCTTTTAATATAGCCTTGGAAACAGGTATGGTTAAGTTCTGCTTAACTACATCTTTAATTATTCTAGCGTGTGATTTTTGACTTTTAATTATTTTAAATAGATGATCCACGCAGTTTTTACTAACCTTTAAATTAATGTTTTTAGCAGATAGTTTGAGGCAAAGCTCGGAAATTTCTTTTCTTATGATGTTTTTGAAATCTGTTTCAGATAAATCTTTAAATACTAAAACTTCGTTTATTCTAGCTAGTAACTCTGGCTTTAGTTTCTTTTTCACAGAGTCTTTATAAGACTGATCCTCAGAAATATCATCAGATATAAAGCCCATTGATTTCTTTTTACTTTCCTCATTGCCTATATTGCTTGTCAAGACAACGACACATTTGCTGAAATCGACATCTCTATTAAGATTATCAGTTAAATAACCCTCATCAAGAAGATGTAGTAACAAATTCAGAACTTTAGGGCTACTTTTCTCGACTTCATCAAATAGAACCACTGAGTTTGGATTATTACGAACAAAATTTGTTAAGAACCCACCTTGATCAAATCCAACATACCCAGCGCTAGCACCAATAAGCTTAGAGATTCCTGTCTCATCCTGTAATTCAGACATATTGACTTGGACAAAAGCTCTTTCGTTGCCAAAATAATGTTTGGCTATTTGTTTAGCTGTATATGTTTTACCAACACTAGTCGGTCCTACGAAAAACAAACTAGCAAGAGGTTTTTTCTCCTCACAGAGACCAGCTTTCGCGCAAGATAGCAAATCATTGATTGTCTTAATGTTTTCATCTTGGCCGAAGACTTCTTTAGATATTCTTTTGTAAAATTGATCAAATTTACTACTGCTATTTTTAATGTGTTCGCCTGATATTTTGCTTTGCTTGGCGATGACATCTATAACATCTTGCTTTTTGACAACTGTTCTTGATGTTTTCTTTTTAATAGTATGAGATTCAATGACTTTTAAATAATCTTTTAGGAGTTTCTTTGTTTCCTCCTCTGATTTATTATCTTTGCTAAGTTCTCTAACAACATGGTCATGTTGCTCTACAATATCATCAGTTGGTCTTAAGTTTTCTATTTTTACCTTAGAACCGATTTGATCAACAATATCAAAAGCTTTATCTGGGAAGCGTTTATGAGACAAAAATTTAGAACAATAATCAATTATTAAATCTAGTATAGACGAGTTAAATTTTACATCATGAAACTGCTCATAAGTATGTATACTATTTTGTATCATACGCTTAGTTTGATCTGCATTTGGTTCATTTACCTCTACAGGCTCAAATCTGCGCTTCATAGCAGAGTCTTTCTCAAATATCTTTTGATATTCAGCTGTCGTTGTAGATCCTATGCATTTAATGTCACCCCTAGCCAGTAAAGGCTTTAGCATATTAGATGCGTCAACTGCGCCTTCTGAATTACCAGCTCCGAAAATGTTGTGTATCTCATCAAAAAACAGTATCATGTGTGGGTTGTCTTTAGCCATTTTTAAGAGGGATTGAAACTTATTTTCAAACTCTCCTCTATACTTCGTTCCAGCTATCATAGCGCCTAAATCAACACTAAATATTTCATAACTTAACATGATAGATGGAACATCTGATCTAAATATTTTTTGTGCTAAACCCTCTACTATCGCAGTTTTACCAACTCCCGCTTCTCCTAACAAAATAGCGTTTCTTTTGTTTTTTTTGCATAATATTTGTATCAAGGCTGACATCTCTTCGTCCCTACCTTGAACCTCTGGCAATTCGTCTCTTATTGCCATATCATTTAAATTAGTGGCAAATTTAGATAAGGAGTTAGCGGATCTTTGCTCTAGTTGACTCTCAAGCTCCTCCGATGTTTGTTTGAAGTCAGCAAGCCTGAAATTGTCCTCGATACCAAAAACATCTTTTATGGTATCAGTAACATGTTTGGGAGGTGTTTCACCAGATAAAAACAATTCTAAATTGTTTCTCAATTTTTTTAAATCTACGCCAAAAAGAGCAACATACTCTAATACATAATCGGAAACTTTGAATATACCCATTAGCAGGTGTTCTATGCCAATGTAGTATTGATCCAATCCGCTAGCCACTTTATTAGCCTCTTTTATAGCCCTTGGAACCTCCTCATGCCAAGGATCAGAATTAGGAGTTAATTTAAATTTTTCATCATGCGTTTCAGAAGCCATTTCTATGACTTCCAGCATATCAGATTCATCCATTGTAACGGAGTTATCTACTAAAAAATCCGCTATGGCACCCGAAGCGTTGTGTAAACAGCCATAAAATACATGTAAGTTATTTATTACACTATCTCCTCGATCCTTTGAAAACTTTTGCGCGTCTTTAAAGGCTTTCTTGGCTCTTGGAGTTAAGTTGAATTCGTCTAATCCCACTATATTGTTTACACTCATTTTAATTCAGACAGTTTCATATATATTTTATCTTGCAAAATATTTATTTTATCGACAAAAACAATATCATCACCTTTTTGACCAGTAATTATTACAATGTCATTCTTTTTAGGTAATTTTTTACCTAAATTTAAGTAATTTGTAAGCCTCTCGTTGTTTTGGCTGTCCATAAATAAACAAGAAACGCTGCCTACCTCATCACATAAATCTAATCTAGCGTATTTATTGCCATTTCTACTAGTTCTCTTCATTATATCGGTCAAAGTCCCTACAAATCTAACATGCCTATGAGATTCTAGCTCTGAGACCTTTTGAGAAGATATTAGATGAGAGCTATCTTCGCTAGAAAATATATCTCTTAAGGTGTGTGAGTAACTATAACCTAGAAGTTTAGTCTCAAAAAACCAGTTAGCAAACTTCAAGTGCTTAATGTTCTGCTCATATATGTTTTTATAAGGAGCATACTTCTTTTTAAATGTATTAAATCTTTTTTCAGTAAAAAGAGGCTTACGATCATCAGCATGAGTAGAATTATTAAATGATGACATTACAGTATTTAAAACATCGTAATTGAACTCAGGACCAAGCTCTACAACATTTCTTTTTTCCCTTTCTGTCAATATATTAAATGTTTGAGCCTCTAATACTAGCCTACATCTATTAGAAGTAACAAAAGAATCCAGCATACCAGCCTGTATAAACGCTGATAAAGTTCCTATATTTAAGCCACACTGTTTTGCAGATAGGAATACCTCGTATTTATTCGCGAAAGCGACATCTCTGAAATCAATCAAAGATTCCACAACTTTATCTGAAACACCTTTAATAGAATTAAGGCCATATCTTATATTTTTGCCTTCTATTTTAAAATCCAAGTTAGATAGGTTTAAATCTGGTGGCAAAAGCTTTATATCAAACACTGGAAGCTCTTGAGATATTTTAGCGATCTCTTCATGAGCGTTAGGTTCAAACCTAGCGAACTTAAGTAAGCTAAGAAAAAACTCCTTTGGGTAATTAAATTTTAAGTAAACAGTTATGGCAGCCAAGTAAGCATAACTTATGGAATGTGACTTATTAAATGAATAATTAGCTGAGTCTTCTGCTACGCTCCATAAAACGTCACCTATTGTTGACTCCAAGTTGTTTTCTTGAATTTTATCAGCTATCTTAGCTTTCCACGCTGGCATTTGATCTACCTTTTTCTTGCCAACTATGCGCCGTAATTGTTCCGCTTCATCTAAACTGAAGCCAACTTTAACAGCCATTTGCATCAACTGCTCTTGATATAGTGGGATGCCACCTGTCTTACCTAAAATATCGTCAAAAAACGGATGAACTGACTGAGACTCTCCTGTGCGGACATATTGAGCGTATCTATCCTTAAAATCTAAAGCACCCGGTCTAGCTATTGCTACGACAGCAGAAAGTTGGTCTATATTTCTAGGAGCGATATCTCTACAAACCTTAAAATTTGTATCTGCCTCTATCTGGAAAAGACCCTGTGGCGAGTCTAAACAACCTAAAGCAGCATATATTGACGGATGATGAGGGTCTATGTCCTCAATGTTGATTTCTAACTGCTTACAAACATCATGGACTACAGATAGTGTCCGTAAACCTAATATATCAAACTTAACGCTCAAACTGGCTACGTCATCCATATCATAGCCAGAAACCAAAGCGTTATCATTAGTCTTTTGCAGCGGCATGATATCCTCCTGCTCATAATAACTTATACTTATGCCTGATGGATGAACCCCTGTATTTTTAATTAGACCCTCTAATTTTTTAGCGATAGTAAAAGCTTTGTTATGTTTTTCAGCGTATGTTTTGAAAGCCTCGCTCTCTTCGTATGCAGCTTTTAGTTTAGCTACTTTACCAAAATGCTTGGGTATCGTGTCACTAATTAGATTAACGTCAGTTTCAGAAAGCTCCTCTACTATCTTCCCGCACTCTTTCATGCATAGCTTACTACTGAGAGTGTTCAGCGTAAGAATTTTGCAAGTTTTGCCTTTATATTTCTGGTTAATATAATCAATGACCTCAGAACGACGATCATAGGAAATATCATTATCCACATCAGCAAGTAGAGAACCATCAAGATAAATATCATCACCATCGTGAATCTTCCTTGCTCTGCTACTTGAAACAAACCTTTCGAAGAATAAGTCATATTTTATTGGATCTATATTTGTTACACCTAAAAGATACAAAACCAAAGAACCTGCGGCAGACCCTCTGCCAGCACCCGTAGGTATACCATTTTTCTTGCAAAAATTAAGCACATCCCAGTTCAGTAGTATGTAATCTATAAATCCAAGATCATCAAAGATATCAAGCTCCATTTTAGCTCTATCATAGTAAACTTTTTTATTAGTTTGTTTTGTAATACCTCTGTCTCTAAGACCTTTTCTTGTCAGTTCATATAAAATATCCTTACTATCGCTATCAGCTGATAAATTAAGATCATCTAATATTTCTTGCTCAACAACAATCTCTGGTAACCTTACCCCAACTGGATATGGTTTTTCATAATTAGAAAAATTATTAAATAAACTATAGTGATCTACGCTCATAACTCTATCTCATACAACTGTTTCCTAAATATTTCGTAATTCATTATGATGTCATACAAAGCATCGTGTAATTTTTTAGGATCGTGAGGAATATCATACTTTTTCAGCAAAAATCCTTGAGCCGTTCTAAGTCCCCGCTCTTTGTAGTTTATCAGCTTATACTGCCAAGCTAGAAAATTTTCTCTATCAACTGGTATATCTTTCGCTATAGCAGTGGCTATGCTTCTAGTGTCTATGATTCTATTTATAAAACTATAAGAAAATATATGACCAACAAGGTTTATTAGTGTTTTTACAACATAAACATCAAACCCCAATAAATTATGACCTACTATTTTATATTGTGGATCATATAGGTAATGACAAAATTTTTCGCAAGCTTCTTCAGCATCTATTGCCGTTCTTTCATAAATGTCTTTAGAAAAACCTGTTACTCTAGCTGCATCCTTAGATACATTGAGGTCATCCCAACGCACATAAATATCATGCTTTTGTATAATTTTACCGCCTTGAGCGACAATCCAAGCAATCTGCCAAGGTCTTGAATCAACTAAATTAAGACCCTCAGTCTCTGTATCAAAGACTAAATATTTTTGCCTCTTATCGAACCTTAGTAGTGACTCATTCATTTATTGTGATGGACATTTTTCTTTGTAACTTTCTAAGCAGAACTCATTACTGCCAAAGTGGTTTAAGTTCGGTGATGATAAAGATGCTACCCTTCCAAAAGTTCTGTTACAAATAATTTTGTAAGCTTGAAGAGCCTTGTAGTCTTGTCTATTTTTGTAATAAATAGACTTCGATAGGTATACAGGATACTTTTCAGATTTTTTAGTATATTTCCATACTAACGTCTCAACCATGCTATCAAAAGGTAGGCCATTTCTCTCTATGAAAAAAGATGGCTGTATTTTGCTGAAATCAGGTATGCAGTTACTAAGTGTGGTGGCATTATTATAAATAAAAGAGTCGTAGAATGGTATAACTAAGGACAAATCATCTGTCCAAATGCTGTTTAAGAAGTCAAAATCTACAGCACCTTCACCATCTGTGTTGCAGAAAGAAAATATTTTATTTAACAATTTACAGCCATTATCATTCTTCGCGAAGCATATGATTTTATGATCTGATGTATTTTTAGAGACACCAACTTGATTCCGGCATGTCAACCTTAAGCCAAATATGAGTTGTATTCCGTTAGCCTTACAGCACTCATTAGCTTTCATAAAACCAGTCATTGTGTCCTCAACTAAAACTAACTGCTTGAAGTCGTTTTCTTTACATATGTCGAGTATGCTATCAGGCCCGCCCTCTACAGACTTTTTGTCTATAGTCAGGATACTCTTACCTATCGAATAGCATGACTTGAATACCGCGATCATGCCTAAAAGTAGCTCATCCCATGCTGATGTCAAGATATTTTAGGGCAACCAGCATAATATTGCATCTCATGCGATCCACCGGGAGGTATCATCGACTCATCGAAATCATCCTCCATTACAGATGCAACAAAATTACCATTTTTATCTTTTATATGATAATAAAAAAAGTCAAACTTCATAGGGCAATACCACTTTGGGTTGCCATCTTTCTTCAGCTCGCCTCTTTGCTTGGCAAATCCGCACATAAGTTTGCCACTAAAAGTGTTGTCTTTGGGAAAGCCCTGATCAGCAGCAAAGTTAGACTTAGCGTCTTGTTCAGAAAAGTTGTCTAAGTAATCTTGTATTTGCGTCAGCTGTGATTGAAACCCGTTTAACTCATCGTCAGTTATAGGGTTCATTTTAACTATCCCGGTATCATCACCGTCCTGATCTAATCCAAATTTTAAGAATACAAACTCACTTTGCCTGTTAGAATACTCAGGGAAAAGTTTTTTTACTGCAAGACTATACATTAAATCTTGCATATTATCTGTTATCTCTTTCCCTTTGAAAACAGACTTACTACTTTTAAAGTCTCGTATTAAAGCATACTTTCTTTTTTTATACAAGAACAGTTTATCTATAAATCCTCTTATCTTGTATCTATACCCACCTTCATTACACACTATTAGAAAATCCTGCTCAGATAAAGCCTCTGTGGGTCTGCCGTTTACATTACCAAAAAAATCATAACACAAACCATTGAATGTCATTTCTTTAATTAGATCCAAGTTTTCCTTGTCATCTACACCAACACGGCAAGCGTGTTTCATTATTAACCTTTCAATCGAGGGGACAGCAAAAACGCTACCCGATCTTACGATCTTGCGATGATATTTTTTATGTCTTTTATTTCCTAATACCTCAAATATTAAATGACAAATAGAGCCTCGCTTGGCTCCATCATTACTGGTATCAGGTAGCTTTAACTTGTATTTGCACCAATATAGCCAAGAACAAGATTGAGCCGTTTTTATACGGCTAGCTGAAAGAGCTGTGAAAGGTTCATTCATTAAGTATTTTCAGAACCTTTTTTACTTGTTTTTTAGTAAAAAGACTCTGATTGTTTTTTACATAGCTAAATATGTAATCTATCTGCTCTTGAGAATCTAACGTCTTAGATTTCCACTCTTGCAGATTATATCCATCTTCGTGAGCTTTTCCAAAATCATTATATGGCTTTGGTGGTAGCCTTATCTCTAGTTGACTAAGGTTAAAGTAATCACTTAGCCTCATGTATGATTGGAAAGCACCTATCAACCCATTATTTTTAGATGAATCGAAATCATTATTAGTGGAAATGTAAATCTTTTTTAAATCTTTACTGCAAAGATAGTTAATAACATGACTGCTAATTGATGTCCCAAATATACACATGACATTCTTTATTCCTTGGTCAAATAAAGCCATAAGGTCTCCAATACTTTCAACTACATAAACGCTCTCACAGTCCGTTATGATCTGATCTACTGTTTCATCAGCCGGTAGATAGCTGGGGTAGATCCACTTTTTTTTACGACCTATATGCTTCCATTTTGCATAAGAGTTATCATCAACACTCCTACCAGAAAACCCTACGATCTGACCATGCTCATTGTATATGGGGAATACCATCCTCCTATACATTTGACCTGCGCCAGATAAACCAGTTTTAAAAAACTTTTGAGTTTCTTCTGATATTTTTATATTATTATAAAAGTGGTAGTTAGGGAAAAGTCTCTCTAAAGAGGACTCTGGATAAATTTTTTCCATTTGAATTAATTCTTTCTGTTGATAATCTTCTACCTCCTGAGAGCTTAGTCCTTTAACTATCTCGTCTAGACGCTTGGGGTCATCCTTTAAGGTAAGTTTAAGTAAAGCCTCAAAAGGCCGTGATTTATTATTACCGTGAGTGTAGTCGATCCATACTCCAGTATTTTTATATATTTGTATTGCTGTAGGATTGTCGCCGTTTCTAAATAACGCATTAGTGCGCCAATGATTACCACAATCTAAAAGCGTATAGCCGAGATTAGTCAAGATGCCTCTAAGAGCATCAGAACTGATCAAAGTCTGGGATTTCTTCTGTTGCTCCACCTTCATCTAAATCAACCTCTCCATTCGCTGTTCTGGCTATATCTCTAAGGTCGCCACACTCTGTTATGTTGAAGTTTTTAAAGTCTAAGTTTATGAAATTTTTTCTAAGATTATCATCAACTAGAACTGGCTCTACAGCCCCAGCGATGTCTTCACCGAGGTGCCTTGCTTTTACGTTGATAAATTTGTGAGTCCCAAACCTTCTACCCTCTATCTCAATCTCATCAGATGTCTTGCTTCTTAAGATGAACATGTGAGAACAGAATTGAGTAATCCTATCTGATAAAGAAACAATACTTTCATCATCAATAATGTTCTGCGCGTTTCTATTATTGGTAATACCAAACCTATTTGATTGCACAGAGGTGATCATAGGTATCACTGGTTTGCCATCCTCTAGTATTTCTTTTTGCACACAGCGCTTAAACTTATCAACCATTTCGCCAACTACCTGCCACTCATTCTTACCACCTTGAGACTCAGAGGTGGTCTTAATGTAATCAAATGAGAAGATCATGTTGTTACCCCTCCCGACCTTTGAGTAGTAGAACCTTTTGAGTGTGTTAATCATGGAGTCTACATCCATGCCTCCCACATTGTAGTAAAAGAACTTAAGGTTTTTAATCTTCGGCCAAACTGATCTGACTTTGTTCACAACCTCTTCTCCTGCCTGTCGCCACTTACCACTTTCTAAAAGGTGCATAGATACTCCAGACAGAGCAGCACATTGACGCATGACGAGTTCCTCCTTACTCATCTCGCCGTTATCGAAATGCAGAACAGGGACATCATACGCCAAGCTCACTTTAGTAGAGTAATCCATACAAAACTGAGTTTTGCCAACACCAGAGCGAGCAACAACCACAGTTATGTTACCGGGTCTAAGTAAAGATCCATATATATCATTTATCTTTTTGTGAGGCCCCATCATACCAAACTCTGTCAATGGGTTATTTCCTCTATCCTCAACTATGAACTCCATGTCCTCATAAATATTCTCCGGGATATCGTTGCCGATTTCATAAAGATTTATCTTTGAGTTATAGATATTGTCCGCTTTCTCTACAATGTCTTTATAGGTAGCCTCTGGAGGCATAGACCTCATTTTTTTAGAGACTTGTTGAGCAGAGTTATAAATACCTCTTCTAATTGAGATTTTTTTAAGCTCTCTAGCTGTTTTTACAACATTACCTTTAGGGACTTTTCTTAATGCTAAAGACTTGATATAATCAGCTGGGTTCAGATTATCCTCAAAAGACAGCCCTATACTTGAAACTCTTTGAGCTATGATAACTTCATCAATATCTTCACCGGAGTCGATAGCTTGTTTTATAATAGTAAAAATAGCGCTATGAAGATTAGTCTCCTCAGAGTAAAAATCTGATTGATCAACAAAATTTGATATCTCTGAGAAATCATCAGGTGTTTTTATTAGGCCAGCCAATAACTGCCTCTCTAATTCAAAGTCGTATATCATAAATCTGTTTCTTCTTCATTCATATTTTGATCATTAATATAATCCTCTATAGCTTTTTTTAAACCAAGTTCCATGATTGGAGATTCAAATTTAGAATACACTATAGGTGACCCTCTTTCTGAGCATAAGGCTATGACCATACCTTTATATTTATCAGCCCCGCCGCTGAACTCATAAAGCTGCTCTAAAAAATTTTGTGGTATATTAAACTCTAGTTTACCTGTGGGTTCGCTCATAAGTAAATATCTTTATCTTCGAAGAATGAAGTATCAACTACATCTGTTGGATATATTTCCACCAGCTTTATATCGTTCGCTTCGCAGAAGTCTAGCTTTTTCTGATCTCTTTTTAGCTGATCTAAATATTTTAATCTGTTTTTATGAAAGTGCTTAACATATTTAGTGTGCTGCGCTCCTTGGACTTCTATAGCTATTTTTTTATTAGCATTGTAAAAGTCTAAAGACAGTCTAGATCCGACTATTCTAAACTCCTCAAAAACCATATCATGTTTCCAATATGGCTTCAAAAAATCTTTTACGCCCTTTTGGAACTTACTACGGCTAGCCTGTTCCCATTTGATAAGATATCGCCTAGCTTGCTTAAGATTCCTAAGTCTACCACCCGAGTCATAAAACCTCATGAAAATGAGCCAATTTCATTTTTAAAGTAGTTTATTAAAAAGCGAGAAAAATCTTTGTTTTGCTCTATGAATTCAAACAGCTGATTAACGCCTTGAAATTTATCTTTGAGTTTAAACTCAGTATTTTCTAAAACTTCTTTGAAGCTTTCTGTAAAGGTAATCCAAGCGCCAGACTTAGAGATGAATTCCCAAGCTTCTAACAAATCTACTAACTCTTTATCAACCCAAATAGAATTGCCACCTTTACGACCATATCTAATTGGATATGATATTTTGTTATTTGTTGTTTCGTTAGGTGATTTTTTTACAGTAACAGTGACGGTATGACCAATGGCCGGATTCTTTTTCGGGTCCATCTTTTTTACAGTTGGATTTTGCAAGATCATATCTCTAGAAACAAATCTTGGTTCAAACTCAATAATCCAATTAGCAAAATGTAGCAGAGCATTACCTCCTGTTGCCGTAGTTTGTCTTACAGGAGCTTTGGTGTATGGATCTAACTTAATGTCGGCTCTAACTTGAGATATGAAAATAGCCATATGACCCCTCTTAGCTAAAGCTATACTCATTCTCTGCATAAATTTAGCAGCAACAACTGCACCCCCAGCTACTTTAGTTGACTCCTCAAAACTTTTATCTGAATCGTTTTTTAAGATCAATCCATCTACAGAATCCAAAACAAAACAATATTTTAAAGAATCCTCATTTTTACCAACAAGCTCTCTTAAAAGCTGCACGACAGTTTCATAAATATTTGATTCAAAAACAAAACAGGTTCCCTCTACCCAGTCATCTGCATCGAACACAAACTTTACACCAGATCTCTTTCTCATCTCTGGAGAAAGTCTACCCTCTGCTTTTATGTAGACAGCCTTGGTTTTAGGCATGTCATTCAAAAAGTTTTTCATAACCTCAAGAGCCTCCGAGGTTTTTCCTCCTTCGTTCATGCCCACAAACCTATGGAGTCCGGGTCCGAAACCTCCTCCTAGTTGTAAGTCAAAGTTAAGAGATCCGCTGGAAACTTTGTAGTCTATCTCATCTTCAAAATTGTAATGATCTTCTTTGTTTGTTTTAAGGAAGTTTTTCAACAGCTTGCTAGATTCAGTTTGTTCAGTCATTTAAAAATTGTTTTATTGTTTTCTTGTTTTTGGTTACGACCGCATCTTCTCCGGTCTTTTCACCTAGAGTATACACATCGTATCTAGAAGGATCAGATTTGTAGTTGAATGAGCGAAACTTTTTGTCAAGTGTTTCTTTTAGTTTTTCACTTACAAGATAGCTAAGTGATTCAAACTTTTTATTAAAAGTCACAACATTCATAAACTCTACAGAATATCTGTCAATCAAAATATTGAGAAGCTTAAACTCCCTAGCGTAAAAATTATTTCTACCCTTGGCTGGGACATCTACAAGCCTATACAATATTTCTTTTTTAGGAACTCTAGAGCTTTTCTTTTTTTTATTTTTAAAAATGTGACCACACTTACAAGAAGAAGCCCGTGCTGCGACAAATTCAGAGCAACACGGGCATTCTTTTTTACCACGGGGCATATGTCAAAAATATCACTCTTGCATATCTCGGTCAAGCATTTTTTTGACGAGCTGTAAGAAAGTCGTTTTGGGTTGCCAGTCTAGTTCTGCGCGAGCTTTAGATGAATCACCTAGAAGTAAATTAACCTCGGCCTCTCTAAAAAACTGTGGATCTATTTCCACAAGAGCGTATTGTCCATGCATATATTTTTCATCGACACCATTCCCGACCCACTCGCATTCATGAGTAGCAAATCCAGCAAAATTAAAAGCCTCTTCGACAAACTCTCTGATTGTATGTGTTTCATTAGAGGATAAAACATAATCTTTTGGATTTTCTCTGTCTTGATTAAGCATTCTCCAAACACCAGACACAAAATCTTCAGCATCACTCCAGTCTCTTTGAGCATCTACGTTACCCAGCTTCAAAGAAGTAATTCTTTTTTTGCCACTTTCCTCTGCCCAGTCATACCTATCACCCGTTGTTCTTACAAACTCATTATAAATACGAGCTACAGCTTTTGTGATTTTTCTTGTAACAAACTCCTCACCACGCCTGACTCCTTCATGATTAAATAACCAACCTTGGACTGCATACAAATTATACGATTCCCTCCAAACCTTTACAATGTGTCTAGCAGAACACTTAGAAACCCCATACGGGCTTCTAGGGCGCAAAGGATGCGTCTCATCTTGTGGAGTCTCCACAACGTCACCAAACTCCTCTGAAGAGCCAGCGTTGTAGTATCGACACATAGGGCAATGTTTTCTGATCGCCTCAAGCTGATATAAAACAGCCATTGCATTTGTCTCCATGTGATTAACTGGCATCTTCCAGCTAACGCCTACAAAAGAGTTAGCAGCAAAGTTAATAAAGTAATCAGGCTTTTCTTCAGCGATAACCCTATCTACATTAGCTTGATCTGTAATATCTAGATCAATTAACTTAAATCTTTTATGATCTACTAAGTGAGAAATATTATCGTGATTTTTTACACTTAACCTTCGAACCCCAGCTATAATCGCGTGTTCGGTATGCTCTAATAGATAATCAGCCATTAGGCTACCATCTTGGCCTGTTACACCTGTAATAATTATTTTCTTCATGATCCGAAATATGTTTCTGAGTTAATATTTTTATCATCTATGAACAAATCATAGACTGGTTTACCCATCAAAAGATTATGAAACTTAGCGCCACTTTTTCTAAGCTGATCTTCTGTTAATTTTGAATAATCTTTGCCAGATCCCGTGCCTCTTGCAGTCCAATAAACAATAGTGTTCCCGTTCTCATATAATTTATTAATTTTTTCTATTCTGCGAGGCATAGGCACACTATCCTCATAGTTAGTTCCTTTTGTCTTAAACACTGTATTGTCAATATCAACGTAAATTATCATAAAGAAGTTCTCCTAGTTTAAATTGCCACTCATAATCAATATCAAAAGCCTCTAGCTCATTCATTACAAACAGTTCTGGTTCTGGAGGAGATTTTGTATCAAGCCAATTATTGTCTCCTATTATATCCATTCTGCTAGCATATAAACAATGACCAGCCTCATAAACTGGATCTACAAATTTTGTGTTCATAATTGTAGAACCAGCCCAATCTGTAATATTATTTTTATTTTTATCCCAGTAGTAAGTCTTTTTTTCAAAAACTGCAAACGCGCCTTCCTTATCTGATTTTTTAAAAGAATCTATGAATGAATCAATGGTCTCTGTTTTCAAGAGAGGGTTGCAAGCGCTTACTAAAACAACATATTTAGGATCAGACGGTATCTTGTTATACCATTCATATATCTCATCTAGAGGTTGACCTTCAGAATCAGCAGATTTTTTAGATCTATGGAAAATTTTTATGCCATGTTTTTCAGCGACCTCTTTAAGTTCAGGCTCATAAGCAGAAAAATAAATATTATTTAAAGGAAGGTTTTTTAGCTTTTTAAGCTTCTCAAACAATATATCCACTAAGGTTGTGCCGCAAAACTCACGGAGCATCTTACCCGGTATCCTCTGAGATCCTAATCTAGCTTGGACAATCAAGCAGATATCGTCATTAGTTTTCATATTTACTCTTTATTATATAAAGCTTTTCACCATTTCCACATTTAATAAATGCATTTGGATATGGATCTTGCAAACATCGTATTTTGTTATGAAGTTGCTCTGCTGTTTTGTTAGATATTTCCTCTAGGGTTATTTCGCTATCCTCTGGCTTTCTTCTTTTACAATAAGTAGCATCACCCTTTTGAGAATAAGTATTAATATAAGGCATCTCTTTAATTACTTCAGCACTAAGTTCATAACCTAATTTAGTAATTTTATGTAAAACATCTTCTAAATTTCCATCTAATGTAAAAGATTCCTGCCTTACTATTTCGCCTTCGTCCATTTTAGAATTAATTACGAATAAAGTTACCGCGCTAGTTTTTTCTCCATTTATTATTTGGTTTTGTATTGGAGACCCACCTCTATATTTTGGTAGTGGGGATGGGTGTAGCATAATGCATAAATATTTACTTACAATATTGTCAGGTATAATCCAACTCCACCCATACCATAATATCAAATCTGGATTTATTTCTTCAACTAAACTATCAGAGTAAGCTTCTTTACTGTTAATAAATGTAAAAGAGTGTTGATCAAACTCACACATTAACATTTTATAAATTTTTTTAGCCCAATCCCTGTATGTGACACATAGTATTTTCATATGCAGCTTCTTATAACTTTAAACGCTTCTGCGTTCTCATAGCCAGATTGTAAGCCTCTAAAATTAGCTAAAGTTCTTACGCCTTTGGCGCTTCTAGGATATGGGAAATCTTTTACCTCTGTATTGTAAAATTCAAGAGCGTTTACTTTTTCTTCTATGTTTACTTCAGGTAAATCAAAGAATAGATTTGGGTCAAATGTTTTAGAAAAACCCCACTCTGTGCTACTTAAGACTTCATAGCTAATAAGGTT